AGCAGGCGATACAAGCCGGAGCGCAGCAAGAGATGGCACAGCAGCCCCAGATGGCCCCAGAATCGCCTCAGTTACAGGTTGTTGAATGAGTTGGGAAAGTATAGAGGGTAGCAATGAGGACGCTCACAAGGCTTCTGCGGAGGCCAGAGAGCGTTTCTCTGAATTAACGAAGGCATACAGCCGGTGTTTCTCTACCGAAGATGGGCAAAAGGTGGTGGAGGATCTGACACGGAAGTTTCTGTTAGACAACTCCACTGACCTTGGCGCGAAGAACGTGGAATACGAGGCCGCTTACCACAATGGGGAGGCGGGTGTAGTCCGTATGATCGTTCACTACATGCAACAAGCGGAGAAAGTATGAGCGAAGTAGAAGAAATGGAAGAGTTAGAAGAAGTGAAGCCCAAGAAACGGGCAACCAAGAGCAAGGTCGAAGTGGTCTGCTCTGAAACCGAGTACCTGAAGAAGATCAAGTTTGATATGGACTGGCTACAAAAGATAGGCACCCAGTACGGCATTGATCGGTTCGAGTACATACACAAATTCAGGGCGTTTCGTTGCTACAAAGCTGGTCAGCACATTGACTGGGTGGATGTAAACGATATCGCACTGTTAAACGGTGAGCGAAGACTGGTACAGATCCTTCTCAAGCACCAACCCGTAAGCCCCAAGAGGGCGGTAATTAACTATCCTTGGAGATAAGAATGTCAGAGGCCGTTGAAAACGACACCCTTGAAAGCAATGAACCCGCGTCCCTTATGGATGCAGCAGAACCCACACTCTCCGAAGGTGAGTACTTCTTAACGGAAGGAATCAAGGGTACTGGTGACACACCCGAGTGGTACAAGGGGGAGAAGTACAAGTCCGTGGCTGACCAAGCCAAGGCATACACAGAATTAGAAAAGAAGTTCGGCGGCTTTACCGGCGCTCCTAAAGATGGCTACGCCATACCGGAGGGAGTGGAGCAAGGTGACGAACTAATGGACGCGCTCAAAGGCTTTGCCGAGAAAACCAACATGAATCAGGACTCGTTCAACGAGGCTTGGGATCTGTTGATCTCTCAGAGTGAGGCGGTTGAGGAAGTATCTGCCGAAATGGAGATGCAGCGTCTAGGTGATAACGCTCCTGAGCGGGTAAAGACTGTTGAACAGTTCATGAAGAACAACCTCGACAACGATACCTACGAGAAGGTGCGCTATGCGGTTAACAGCGCGGAGTCTATCGAACTGGTAGAGGCGCTGATCGGTGCCACGGCTCCAGCCAAGCTACCTATCGACGGACACATCGAACCCGGTGGCCTGACATGGGGTGACATTGAGGCTGAGATGTTCAAGAAAGACGATAACGGACAGCTACTTAGGTCGGTTGATCGCAACCATGAGGCAAAAATTCAACGAATGATGAAGGAATTTGGCGGAGATAAGCCATATACCCAAACATTCGGTTAAATTTATTGTTGACAAACCTGTATTTGTGGTATCTTAGCAAGGTCGGATACCCCATTTGGGCCTGACAGATGTAGGTTGAAAGCTGACCGGTCTGTCGGGTACTCAGTTTAAGACCTTAGAGTGAGAGGCAATCACGCCTCGTTAAATTAATTTTGACAACTTTGAGGACTTAGTAATGTCAAAGAATCTATCTGCTGTTGCAGTAACCGAGTTTGACAGTATGGTCAAGCATGCCTATCAGGGCATGGGCCTGCTGAAAGGCGGTGTTACTGTTCGTAATAATGTTGTGGGTGATACCTACAAATTCCGTCGTATGGGCAAAGGTCTTGCTAACCAGAAGTCTACTTCTGATCTGGTAACGCCAATGGACGTTGGTCACGAGTTCAAGACTGCCACACTGGCAAACTGGAACGCTCCTGAGTACACGGACATCTTCGATGCCGCTGAAGTTAACTTCGATGAGAAGCAAGAGCTTGCGATGACAATCGCTGGTGCCTTGGGCCGTCGTTGTGACCAGTTGGTTATCGACGCTATGGATGGCTCTACCCCTCTCACCACTGCTGTTCCTGCTGGCGGTACTAACCTGTCAATGGCTAAGGTCATCGACGCACAGGTAGAACTGCGCGATCAGGGTGTACCGAACACTGAGTTGTTCGCAGCCATTGAAGCTGGTGGTCTGGGTGGTTTGTTGAATGATGAGAAAGCTACAAACTCCGATTACCAAGCTATCAAGGCTTTGGTTGCCGGTGAAGTTAACACTCTTGTGGGCTTCCAGTTCATCATCATCGAGACTCGTACCGAGGGTGGATTGACCGAAGCGGCTAACGTCGTTGACTCATGGTTCTTCCAGCGTCCTGCTATTGGCCTAGCCATCGGCATCGACATGAAGACCGAAGTTAACTGGATCGCTGAACGTACTGCTTGGTTGACCAACGGTATGCTGAAAGCTGGCTCTGTCGTTCGCGACGAGGGTGGTCTGGTTAAAGTTCAATACGACAAGACTGCTTAAGGAGGATCTCTCATGGCTTTTGATTACGACAAACTTTCCCGCATTGGCGGGATGGGCGATGCTCAGAAGGTATACGCATATGCGTCTTCTGACTCTATCGCCACGGTTACTGGCTCGAATTACTTCCTGCCAGCAATCAACGAGTTGCAGGTCAATGACGTTATCTTCGTAAGTGATAGCGACGCTGCTGCTGTTACCGTTACGTTTGTAAAAACGAATAACGGGACAACGACCATTGACTGTGCATCTGGTACGGCGCTAGGCGACGCCTAGTTTGGGTGGGGGGTTTCGGCCCCCCGCTCTTTTTTTGAGGATAAGATATGGCGAGTAAGATCGACCTAGTAAGTAACGCGCTGATCCTTATTGGTGATTCGCCTATCAATACACTAGACGGCAACACTCGCGCCCAGCAGGTTGGGTCTAACCTGTACGACAACATTGTAAAGTTTGAATTGACTAAACACAGGTGGGGGTTTGCCCGTAAGAAGGCCCAACTTTCACTAACGACCGATGTCCCTGCAGATCCTGAGTGGCAATCTATCTACCAACTGCCAACAGACCTTCTGGTACTTATCAAGTTATACCCCAACACCGGCTATCAAGTGTATGGCGACAAGGTATATACCAATGGTAAGTCCGCTCTGTACTGCGACTACATATATGACGTACCTGAGAGTGAGTGGCCTGTTTACTTCTCGAAGATGATTGAGTACGCATTAGCCAAGGACTTCGCTACGAGCGTCAGGGACAGCGTTAACGCAAGGGGAGAGATGGCTGCGGAGTACTTGAATGCGTCCCGTATGGCGCGTTTTACGGACTCTCAGCAGCATCCACAGACGAGGATACACAGTAACCCGTTTACGAATGTTAGGTACTAATCGTGGCTAAGACGCGATTTATTCAATCTAGCTTTGTAAGCGGCGAGCTTAGCCCTCTACTGAAGGGTCGTATTGACCTTGCTCAGTATTATCAGGGCGTACAGACTGCCAAGAACGTGGTTATTGTCCCCCAAGGCGGGATGAAGCGTCGGCCCGGCACTGAGTATGTGCAGACTGTTATCAATACTCTTACTCGCAATACTACGGTTGCCACAGCGCCCAATGGTGGGACGGCTGCCAGTGTAAATGATGACAACGATTCCACCGTATGCACCACCACGGCAGGTATATCCACTACGAATCCGTATGTGGTTTGCAAGTTCGATCTAGGATCTGCTAAAGCAATAGAATTCTTCGATGTTAGGAACGTGTTTTTGTCTGCTGGCACGTCTAGCGAGTTCAAGATTCAATCTTCAACCGACGATACAACTTACACTGACGCGGCTAGTGTCCCGCTGTTGGGTGTTTCTACGCAGGACTTCCGTTTATTCGTAGGCAAGACGGCTAGATACTGGCGGTTGGCTAGGATCGGCTCCACTGATCTCACTACTTCTGTGGTTTCGGTGGGTACGGTTGCGCCGATTGAGCAGACCGCTACGGAATCTAACTTCAAGATGTTGGATTTCAGTGTGGAGGATGACCGGCACTACCTGTTACTCCTGACTGAGAACAACATTCGCGTATTCCGCGCACCAAACACCCATGTAGCAGACATAAAAACCACTATCTCGTCTGCTGATGTGCCGAATGTCCGCGCTACTCAGGTTGAGAATGTGATGCTGTTGTTCCAAGAGAACACAATTCCACAGCGTTTGATTAACTTGGGTGCGGACATCGATTGGTTTATCGACAATGTGCCGTTTACCAACGTGCCTCAGTACGATTACAACGATGCCTCTAGCCCCACACCCGTTAGTGATGTGCAGGTTATGACACTTAATCACGCGCACTTCGTCGCTGGTGATAAGTTTCAGATTGACATAGAGGGGGTGGTATCCAAGAACATCACGTTTGCTGGTGACGCTACTGCGGACGAGCAGTCTTCCACGGTTTTCAATATCCAGCGGAATATCCAAGAAATGCCGGTGATGGGGGAGACAGGCGTTACTGTTGCCCGTACTGGCTCTTTCCAATACACGATTACAGTGGGTGGGGAGTCGGCAAAAGACTTTGAATTGTACGCAGCATTCGCTACTACAGGCACTGCGAGCAAGACTATCGCTTTCACCAAGTCTACAAACGGTTCTCCACGACGTGAGGACGTGTGGTCGGCTACCCGAGGTTACCCCAAGACAGCATGTTTCTATGAAGGACGGTTGGTTCTTGGTGGTACTCGGTCTAAGCCACAGTCTTTATTCTTCTCCAAGTCTGGATCGTTCTTTGATTTCGACATTGATGACGGCGATGATGACGAAGCAATCTTCGTAACCATCTCATCCCGCAAACTAAACGACATTGTTGACGTGTTCCCCGGTCGCAATCTGCAGGTATTTACTTCTGGGGCTGAATTTGCAGTTACTAGCAAGCCCGTTACACCATCAAGCGCCCAAGTTGCACCACAAACGTCACACGGCGCGCTAAACGTAGAGACTCAAGACGTGGACGGCTCCACTATCTTTGTGGATCGTAACGGTAAGTCGATTAGAGACTTCGTGTTCTCGTTCAATGAAGACGCATACGTTACACAAGATCTATCTGTGCTCGCCTCTCACTTGATTACTCAGCCTATAGATATGGCTTTGCTGAGTGGTACACAGAGCGATGACGCTAACTGGGTGTTCTTCGTGAACAGCGACGGTAACGGTGTGATCCTGAATACTCTCCGCGCTCAAGACATTACTGGGTTTACGCGATGGGAGGCCAGAGGCAACATCGAAGGCGTTTGTGTTGTGGACGAAGACCTGTATTTGATCCGCAAGAGAACCATTAACAGCGTTGCAGTTAAGTTTCTGGAGCGTTGGAACTTCGACCACAAGATGGATGCGTCAATCAAGATAGCTCCCACAGCCTCTCAGACTGTCCTTACAGGCTTAGATTATTTAGAGGGGGAAACGGTACAGATTGTTGCTGACGGCGTTGTACTGCAAGAGAGGGCGGTCTCAGGTGGGTCTATAACCCTAGAGTCTAGCGAAACGGGATATACCAGTGTTGAGGTAGGTATAAACTTCAATATTGAGATTAAGCCAATGCCGTTGAATACGAATGTCGGTAGTGGTCAGAACCAGATGCGCCTCAAGCGCGTGGTAAGAATCAATGCTCGTGTGTATGAGTCTTCTGGGGTGTACGTTAATGGCAATGCTGTACCGATTCGATCCTTCGGTGCAGTACCAGATAGCCCTTTGGATAACCCGCCAGAAGTATTGACTGGGATTATTGACGATATTTACGGTACAGATGGATGGACGAGAGAGGAGGTGCCGGTGTTCACGGTTCCTGATCCGACTCCATTCCATATACAGATGATTGAATTTGAAGTGGAGAGCAGCTAATGCCCAGTCCCCTCGCTATTATTGCCGCGATAGGCACTGCCGTAGCCGCAAGAGGCCAATACGTTGCTGGCAAGGCGCAAGAAATAGAGCTAGAGCGTCAGGCCGAGGAGGAGCGTATTGCTGCGGAAGGCCGTGAGTTACAGCGCCGAGAAGAATTAAACCGCGCACTGGCTGCAAGACAGATGGCTATGGCTACTTCTGGTATCGCTGGTGAGGGTACTCCTGCAAGTATCGCCCTCTCCGCTGCTGAAAAGATTGGCATGGGTGAGGGTTTAGAATCCTTGAGCAGTCAATTGAAGCAGGCACAACTTCGGCGGGCAGGAAGAATGGCGAAACAGACAGGCCAGATACAAGCAGCGTCTACGCTATTGAGTGGTGGCGTAGAGGCGGCACAACTAAGCTGAGTAATTCATGGCTAAAGAAATAAAATATTACGGTCAGCTACGCCCCACTGGAGTAGATAACTCTACTGCCAGACGGTTTGAGGCATTGGCTG